ACTTTGTTATTTCCTTATAGCGAAAACTATAGTGAACAACTCGATCTAAGCTGTGGGGGTTCGGATACCTCTGCAGTGACCCGTGATGTGTTGCACTCGCCTCACTGGTTCTCTCCTCAAGATCTAGTCTCTGATTTAACAGAGGTGATACGAGAGAAAAGGTGCCAGCGAACTATTAAACTAATGAATTCAAAGAAATTTAAAACAAACTTCTTCAAATTAATCAATCTAACAGTTACCTGGTTAACATGGTCTTACTCAGACCATATACCGGAGGCGATTACCTTTAGACCTCTCCTTCTGTCACTCGACGGGATATTGTATTCCCGAGGAGTCCTTTTCACAATTTCTTTTGTCAAGAAGTTGAGATCAGGCTATTTAAATTACCTCTCTGGTAATATAAATAAAATAGAAGGGATAGGACTGACAACCGATGGTATTCCTAAGATCTTAGGAGACCTTATACCATTAATTAGACAGGCAGACCCCCGTGTCCCGAAAGGGAAAGGCGAAAAGCCATATAGCTGAGAAGCTATGCACCGCGGTCTGATGACTATATTAATGAGTTTAAGGTCTCTGAAACCCCATGTAGATGTTGACTTATCTACTATTACCAATCCCTGTAAAGGGGATTTTGATATTAGTAGTGAGGTCAACAACTTCTGGAGAAGTCTAGGTTATCCTGCAGTTGCAAGGACTGTACCCAGAGCTCTAAGATGGAACCGCTTTCACTTCACCACTAAATCTGGTCCTAATGGTCACGCAATGTGATCATGACAGACCGATTTAGTGTCACTACCTGAAGAGATTTGACAATCTCTTTATGTAGTGGGAGGAAAGAAGTTCCAGCAAAAGATATCTTTCTTAAAAACAGGTCACCGTAATGGTGTCCTGTCTCCTTATAATCCTCCTGTTATTAGTAATAATAATAGGATTAGAAAACTAGTTTACTTTCCCGATAGGGAAGGTAAATGTAGGGTTGTAGCGATACTAGACTATTTCAGTCAAAGTGTCCTAAAACCTTTACATAGTTATCTATTTAGAATTCTAAAGAGAATTAAGCAAGATTGTACTTTTGCCCAAGGATCCTTTAAGGATGACCCTGAATTTATGAAATGTGATGGTTCTACCTACGTATCTGCAGATTTATCCGCAGCTACTGATAGGTTCCCCATCAAAGTCATAAGTTCAGTCCTTAAAGGTAGATTACCTCATGAATACGTCTCTGCTTGAGAGACGCTCATGGTGGGCTTCCCGTTTGATATTCCTCAAAGTAATGACCAAGACAAAGTCAATTACTCTGTGGGAAATCCTATGGGGGCCTACTCTTCGTGGGCCTCTTTTGCCGTAGCACATCACTATGTGATGTTCTACTGCTGCCAAAAACTTGGTATTGACTGGAAAACAGCTCAATACAAACTTCTTGGAGATGACATTGTCATCAAAGGCTTAGAA